CACGACCAGGGTTCGTTTGTGTTCACGGGCTTCGAGTCCACCCTGCCCAACTGGCAGATTGGTTATGTTGGTGCCGTGCTCATGATTGCGGAATTGGTGAATACCAAGCCCAAAGCCATGACCAAGGTCACTGGCTATAACAGCCTGACGATTTAAGGAGGATTGACCTATGGCTCTCGGCCTTAACAAAATCCTCGTTGCGAACACCTCGGCCAATACGTCCGGTGGTTATCTTCAGCCGGTCAGCGTTGCAAACGTCGGGGCGGGTAACGCCACTGCGATGTCCAGCGCGCAGTTTATCCCGGCTGGTACCTACCTGATGTTGCCGGCGGCGAACGTGACGATTGAAGTCAATAACTACACGGGCACCGCAAATAGCTGGTCCACTCTTCTCGCCAACAACACTGGCGGGGTGCTGATTTCTGACGGGTTTAACGTGCGCGCTAACGCGGTCACGGGCACTCAGACGGTCACGCTCCTCACTGTGAACGGCGGGCAGGCGGCTTCCGGCACCTACAACTCGTAAGGAGGCGTAGGTATGGCAAACGCCAACAGAGTTGGGTCAGAAACTGCGGTTGACTTTGACAATTATGTCATTGGTCAAGTGCAGGGCGTGTCGGTGTCTGCCACGGGTAATGCCGTGGCGACTATCCCGATCATGTCTGGTGGTCTGACCTCAAATACGGGTTGTTATATTGTTCGCGCCGTTACGGTGATGAACGCTAACAAGTCCATCAATACGGCGAATGTTATTGTCCTCACATCAAGTGATGGCAACAACTCCAACAACATATCCAACGCAACTGTTTTGTCTAACGTGACGGCTGCTACAACAAAGTGGCAGGATTTGACGTTGAGCACGGCAACTGCAACGGATGCGTTTACGGCGTCTGCGTTGTTCGTAAAGGTTAATACTGCCGTTTCCGGTGGTACTTGCGACATTCGCGTTGTTGGATTTTTGGTGAACGCATGACCGATACCGTCTATGTGACCAACGAAGGCGAAATGTCCCTCACTGATGGGTGGGATGGCGTTTCGTATGTCTTTCAGCCTGGGAAAACGGTGCAAATTCCGGTTTTTGTGGCGGGTCACATATTCGGGTATAATGTCGAGGATAAAACACCGCATGTGATTAGGCTTGGTTGGGCAAAAACCACCAATGACATCCCTAAGGCGATGGCGTGGTTGGAGAATTTTGTCATTACAACCGAGCCTCCCACGGTTCGTCGTTCTGTGTCCCCGGAAGCGACGGACTCCGCACAACCTCCTCCGGCGCCGCAACCGCGTCGGGGGAGGGGAGTGGAAGCATCAGCTACTATTCAATGAGGTGCGTGAATGGCTGTTACATTAGCGCAGTACATCACGCAGTGCCGGCGGTTACTGCATGACGCAAACGCTAATTTCTGGTCGGATCAGGAATTAACGGATTACATCAACGACGCGCGTAACAAGCTGGTGCGTGATACCGGGTGCTTGCGTACGATCCAGACTAGCGCCACGGTAACCAATCAAGAGACATACACGTTTGCATCACTTCCGCAGGGTGATCAAACGATGGATATTATCAACCTTAATCTCTATTGGGGTAGCACGCGCATCCCGCTCCGGTATTTGCCGTGGACGGACTTCAATGCGCAGTTGCGTTATTGGCAGAATTACTATGGTCGCCCTGTCGCTTACAGCATGTACGGGCCACAGACTTTTTATCTCGGCCCTGTGCCGGATCAAGTTTACACGATGGAATTGGACACGGTTATTGAGCCAACGGCGTTGGTGAATGCGACCGATACCGATACTATTCCGGATATTTGGACTTCTCCTGTTGCGTTTTATGCGTCCTATACGGCCAAGTTTAAAGAACAGTCGTATGGTGAGGCGGAGATTTTCAATCAGCAGTACATGAAGAAGGTGCAGAGCGTGCTTGTTGGCACGATGACGCGCCGGATGCCGACACCGTATAGTCAGGCGTACTAATCATGGCGTCGCCGGAGCAGCGCAAACAGTATCATATCTCCAAGAATTTTAAGGGGATAAATACTCAAGCTAACCGCACGGCTATTGATTCGGACGAGTTCGCTTGGCTTGAGAACGCACAGCCTATCGGTTACGGCAACGTCAAAACTGTGCCGGCTCAAACTACCGTCCAGGTGTCCAGCGCAAACTTGGTGTGGAGTGGTACTGTTGAGTCGTTGTACGACGCCAATGTGAACAACAAAGAGTACATCTTTGCGTTTTTCACCAATGGCGGTGCAGAGGCTTACAACGTAACCGACGGGACTAAGGTCACTGTTGCCAACTCGGGCAAGTTCTCTGCGGCTGGCGTGCGTATTGCGCAGTGGAAGAATGAGCGCATCCTGATTATTGACCCGGCCAAGGGGTTGTACAACTGGGATGGCACGAACGTAGTTAGCATTGGGTCCGTGTCGGACTACGGCATGACCAACCTGGGGACAGGTTATACGTCAACGCCCTCGGTGTCTTTCAGTGCGCCCAACGAAACGGGTGGTGTGCAGGCAACCGGGTCTGCGGTGGTGCTGGCCAATACGGTTGTCGGCATCAACATTACTGAAACGGGTTCGGGTTACACCTCTCCGCCTACTATCACGATCAGCGGCGGTGGTGGCGCTAACGCTGCGGCTATTGCGTCCAGCCTGACTTTTGCGACGGGTACCGTGAGTTGCATCGTGAAAAGCGGTGGCACTGGGTACACCAGTTCGTTCGCGGTGACGTTCTCGGGTGGTGGCGGCGCTAACGCGGCGGGCACGGCGATTGTGTCGGGCGGTTCCGTGACTAAGGTCATTATGACCAATAACGGGTCGGGCTACACCTCGGCGCCCACGGCTAACGTGTCTGCTGGCGCGGGTTCTGGGGCCATCGTTGAGGCGGTGGTTACGACTAATGCCAACACAGACGTTGCGACCTTTAGCGGGCGCACGTGGGTTTCTCAGGGCCGCACGGTCTTTTACTCGGCGGCGGACAGTTACACCGACTTTGCATCGGTCAGCGCCGGCAATATCTTGATTACTGACTCGACGTTGCACACAAACATTGTGGCGCTGCTATCGGCCAACAACTTCCTGTACGTGTTTGGTGCGGATAGCATCAACGTGTTCTCGGATGTGCGCGTTGGGCAGGACGGGGTGACGGTCTTTACCAATACCAATGTGTCGGCGTCGGTAGGTACGAGTTTCAAGAAAGGCTTGTACGCGTACTTCCGATCCGTGGTTTTTATGAACGAGTACGGGATTTATGCCCTAGTCGGCTCCACAACGAGTAAGTTGTCGGACGCCCTAGACGGCATTTTCCCGCTTATTGACTTTACGCAGCCTGTTTCGGGCGGTCAGGTGCTTATCAACAACATCCTGTGTGCGTGTTGGTCATTTACATATAATGATCCGGTGCAGGGTGCGCGGCCTGTGCAGGCGGTGTTTTTCAACAAGCGTTGGTTTATGACCAGCCAAGGCACGTTGACTAACATTACTGGCGCCCAGGTGGGGGGTGTAACCACCATTTACGGAACCGGCGGTACGAATCTTATCAAGCTGTACGCTACTACGGCGGCGGGCGTTGCGGTGACCTTCAAAAGCGCGTTGTGGCCTTTGGGTGATCCGATCAGGGACAAGCAGGCGTTGAAGTTTGGGGTTGAGGCGACGTTAAACACGCCTTCTACTCTTTCGTTGACGGTTGATAGCGAATATCAATCAAGTCCGCCTTATACGTTGATTAACAACATATCTTGGTACAACAATTCAGGATACGTTATCCCCTGGACCAATAATTCTAGCGCAACAATTGGTTGGATTATTGGGGGGTATCAGTTGTATAAGTCAGATGCGCAACAGTATGGAAAATACCTGGGTTTCACAATTACCTCCACGGATGTGAACATGGTTTTGCACACGTTGGAGTTGGAACACGAAATGAGAGCGAGGTTCTAAGATGGCTGTACCCAATACGTTTGCGAACGCAACGAGCGCCATTCCGCTATCGCAGTTGGACAACAACTTTGCGACGGCCATTACGCTTGGCAACACGGCGATTCAGCTTGGGAACACGGTCACCACGCTGAACAACATGACGCTTGCTAATGTGACTATTAGCAGTGTTTCAACGCCCGTCACTGTAGCGCAGGGTGGTACAGGGCTAACCACAGCAACTGCGGCCAACAACGCAATTTACTCTACCGGCGCGACTACGCTGACGGCGGGGACGTTGCCGGTAGCTGCGGGTGGTACTGGCGCTACCACGTTGACTGCTGAAAATGTTGTCCTCGGCAATGGAACGAACGCGGTCAAGTTTGTTGCTCCCGGTTCGTCCGGTAATGTGTTGACAAGCAACGGCACTACTTGGCTTAGTCAAGCTGTCGGCGGCACAGCATCAACCGCTAACGTGCAAACATTCGCGGCGTCAGGTACTTGGACTAAGCCCGCGAACGTGACCATTGTTGTTGTTGAAGCCTGGGGTGCCGG